GAATGTTATACAACAATTTACGAATTGCTGTGTATCATATCTATCACACTTGTCGCCTCCCACTAGGTACTTATTGTCTATGTGGTCCCAGTCCTGGAGATAATTTCAATGGACGCCTGGTACGTACGGGAATTATGTCATTCCTGTATTTGTACCCACCTGCCAAATGGCACCATCCCAATTTTATTGGATGAGAGGTTTTTATGACTCGCCGATTACAAGGTTAAGTGTTTCTTCGCGGTTTCGCGGTAGGGAGGATTTTTACCACGCAGACGGTGGTTGCTCAAAATTAACCCGTGACTTGAGTTAAAACACGACGGGTATGGCCCCCGCTTGCGCCCTCTTTAGGAGGGCGCTTGTTGGGGGCCGTTTTCGGAGCATTTGTCTTGCGTTGGCATTTGCTCCATCATTCACGCACACGCACGCACGCGCACTTTCACATACACTCACATTTGCGCATTCGTCCACACATTTTATGCACATAATCCCCCTTCCTTTCCTTTCCCTTTCCCCTTTTCCTTTTTTAGGGCTTGGAATTCCCGCGGTTAACTTGATCCGCAGATTGGTTTCCTTACTCGGCCGGCGAAACCGAGGACACCTGATTGAGAGGAACTGTGCCCCCCATGTTAGCAGAACTCAATTAGGAAGCACCACATCCGGCATGCAGACATGCCACAGATTCGTCCGCGCTACTTCACCTGGAAGCTATTAGTTGAACCGATTAGACTGGAACGATTATGATATAGAACTAAAGGTAAGATGCACCCCCAAAGCAGAGGTAAATCGGCAGGTAACAGAGCTGGCCCTCACTCCGAACAATTTCGTGGTTATGGATTGGCTAACCACCAACACGTTTGCGAATTTTTATTTGATCAACCCTCATCGCGAGATCATCTACGCACGTTGCCCGAAAGGGTCCATCGCTTTTGCTCGTATTTTATTCGCACTTAGTATTTGCTGGGCATTGCTATGTGTGTCTCAGACGGAAGCACCCATTTTGAAATCCAACCCCCTTGTTCTTCTTTTGAACTCCACTGCCCAGGCCGGGATCGGGATGGCTAGGAATAGTCGTCAATATATGCTGGATTCTTCGTTTGTTGAGAGAGATAATATTGTGGTTAACAGTTCGGAGTTTTTCATTAATGGGTGTGTTAATGAAGTTCATTTCCCCATCGTTCCCCCCTCGCACATACATACGTTCGTTTCGTCATCTGCCATTCATTGTATCATTTCCCATTACATTTTTCATTCGTTGTTTCATTCCGTTCGATCTACAATTATTGCACATTTTTCACTGTTCCCACCACTTTCATATACACGTTCGCAATTTGCTACGACACACATCGCCGGGTTGAATGGTAGTGGTGGTGTGTCTTTTAAGATTGGGTCAGTAAATCATACTACTAATGGATGTTTTGGGAGTGTGTTTTTACATTGGGTAGTTGAGACAGAATCCCCCAGTGTGTTGCTGTTCAATGCTTCTGTGCCAAATATCATCTGTCACGATTCGTTGGGTTTGCATCTGCATGCAGTTATTTCGTTTGCAACTGGAGTCTCTCAAGTGTTTGGCTGTTTGCTTAGTGTCTGGTACCCCCTTAATAGAGATTTTGTTGAATGGGATGAGGACACATGGGCATCTGAAGTTTCGCGTTTACTGGGTTGTCCTGTGTTGTGCTTTCGTGAACACGGCAACTGTTGTGTTTCCATATGGAATTTCATTTTGGAAAAGGTTGAAACAGAGGTTTTTCCTACTGGCTCATGGTCAAAGGTCTGTACGAAGATTCGGAACCGATTGCCTTACAAGCCTCAGCGCTGGTCCAATGATAGTGTTGCAGATGTCTTGTTTTTAGTTGCAGGATTAGTTAACCACTACATCAAATGCAAAGGAAAAGGATTCGGTCATCATTTAGCCATAATGCACTTTGTCAGATCGCAATATCCAAATATTCGCTCATCTTGGGAGTCTGCTGGTTCGTTGGCTTCGCTCTTGGGAAGCTTTAATATTCCTGTGGTTGATTTGAGGATTTTACAGCGTGTGTGTGAGCAATTTCAACAAGCACAACAACCGAGGTTACATCAAGCACAGGGTGGTGGTAGTGATGCTTTTTATACTTCAGTAGTCACTTTGGTTTCCACTTTAATTGCATATTACGGTTTCTTGCGTGGAACGTCACATGCTGAAGATGTTTTTACAGTTGTTGGAGCAGCTTTGAATGGCACTAGCCCTTTTGCTCGCAAGTATCTTGTGATTGAGCGTTTAGCCACACATATTAACACTGTTATTGGTAGATTGAGGGACTTCTATGCAAGTGGATTTGACGTTTCCACTTTTTTCTCATGCGATGCAGAGTTAAATGACATGTCTAGTCATATAGATGAGTTAATTAAGAAGCTCGATTCTATCCGAAACACAGAAACTCAGCAAATTTCAACGCGGTTACAGGAATATGTTTTGCATGCTGAACAAATTAGATTGCGATTGAGTAACATGCAGACAACACATGTGGCTCGCATTCGGTGTATTCGACCATTATTGTTGAAGAGTGAGACTCTATGCAACGATCTCCGCGTTTTCATGATGAGCGCCAGATGTGAGAGACCTGCCCCATTTGTCATTGCGCTGACCGGTCCATCTTCTGTGGGAAAAACGTGCTTGATTAAAGCCATCACAGCTCAATTTCGATTTGATAGTCCTTTTGAACCGGATCTCTCTGCTCGCAATGGCGGGAAGGGCCTGGATGAGTGTGGAGAGTACTGGTACACTTTGGGGAACAGTTCGAAAGATACATACATGAATGGTGCCGCCAATTATCAGCACACTTTGGTGCTGGATGACGTAGCTGCAGTGACAGCAAAATTGGCCCCTGAAGCTTTGAGTGAGATGGTTTCAAACATCATCCGACTTGCGAACAATGCAACCTTCCAGACGCCTCAAGCTGATTTGAATGACAAGGGAAAAATTTTTGCTTTTCATCAATTGATCATGATGACTTCTAATTCGGAAAATTTGCAAGCTTTTACAGCTGCACAGTGTCCACCAGCAGTACTTAGGCGCATCAATTACTTTGTTAAGGTCACGGTGAAACCACAATTCAGGAAAGAGGGGACTACCATGGTCGATTCAGAAAAGGTGGCAGCATATCTTGACGCCGAGTACGCAATTGACACAGGTAGAGTCGCTGATATTCATGATTTTGAGGTGTACGTTTATATGGTGAATGATGATGTGTGCAGAAAACAGATTTTACACAATTTTGCAAGCACCGCTGAACTACTCTCTTTTCTTCGAAATGGATGGGACCGATATGCCCGCCAGCAGAAAAATTCGATTTTGACTCAAGGTAGATCATCGTATAAACCCTGTCCTCGCTGCGGAATGATTGGAGTTGACCAGCGTAATGGCATTTTTGTGTGTAAGGATCCAACTTGTGTTGTAGATGATGACCTAGAAGCTTTGAATGCTGGAGAGCAAGGGATTCCATTGCACATTGCTCGTGCCGTTGGAAATTTTCAGCCCATTGAAGAAGAACGAGCTGAGTATCCACCACTTGACGAGGATGAATTTGGCGATGTTTTAGAGGTTGATGTGGCAGAACGTCCGTACGAACTTCAGGGTCAGTCCTTTTCTGTTGATGCATTTTGCATGAAGTTGGTATGTTACTTCCCTCTGATTTCTTTGATTATTTTCTTGTCTAGTTATCCCACACAATACAACATCCGATATGCTTCTGGTTGGATTCCAAATTTGTCAATGGTGTTAATGGTTCAATTCATCAATGCTTTGTTCTACGGGCAAGTGTTAGCATTTGAAGAGGTGTGGAAGATGCTTCCTTGGATTGGATGGACTATGCCCACGTACGAATTGATTGCCTATCTGTATTCGGGAGTCGCCTTGAAATTACGTATAGCTCCTTTTATCATGCACTTGATCACGTTGTATGTGTATCGTAGGTACGGCAAGTCTTTCCAAACTTTCGTCGGTTGTTTGATTTTTCACGTGAGCTATAATCTTTCATGCTTGTTAATTTGGGAAAATCCGTTGTTTCCCTATTACATGGATGAATTGTGTGAGGAGTTGTACCAGAACGGAAATATTACGCAGCTACCTTTTGGCCCGATACCAGGATATCCCATTCCCATGAGGTTGCTTGAGTGTAGTGGTTTCATTGGCATGCATTCATTCCTCGGTGTGTGTGTTGCACTTCTTTGTCTGTTCGAATTTGTTAGGCGACTTGAGCAAGCTGCAAGAGCCATGGTTTGCCAAAATCCTCTTTACTACGCATATAGAGGCTATGATCTTGCCAGAAGCAGATTTATGTCTCTTGGAGTTGTGCGACTATGGGCTTATGACATGTATCGACAATGCAGATTCCATGTGATAATGCTCGCTGTGTATTCCTATGTGTCCTATCGACGTTTGCGTGCTCGAGTTACAAATAGACATATTTTGACCGGCATCGGCTTAGTAATTGTGGCTTTGAGTGGATATGCATTTGCTGAGTGGTGTTGTAGGATTTTGCAACCACAGGGCAAAAATGAGGTAGCTATGGGAGAGAATATATGGGCGCGACAGATGCAACTTGGAGTCTTGACTAGCAACCCTGGAGTTCAACCAGAACCATTTGCAGATGATGTTATTCGAGCCACTGGTGTGCTCAGGTGTAATGGTCATTGTATCAAGGTTTTTGCTGCTGGTTCAAATTGTGTTTTGTTAACTAAACATGAAGCCCAACGATTGTGCGACGATATTGGACGGGGCCAAGCTGAGCTGGAGCTGTCACGTTCGTCTGTCTTTGCTAGACGTGTGTCCGCCTGTAAAATCTCTAAGGAGTCTTTTCGATTTCATCCGTGCAAAGACCTTGCTTGCTTAACAATGGGCATTGCTTTTAATAAAGACTTAACATCTTATTTTCGGTTGCAGTCAGACATCGAAAGTTCTCTTAGTATCACTAGCTGCCAAGTTGTCAATCCACAATCTGGATTATTTAAGGCACCAGTTTTAACCAAATTATTGAAACCCGTTGCTTACTTAACTCAGACAGTCATGGAGATGTATATTGGTAAAATTTATGATAGGGATGGTAACCCAGTTATGTCTCGTGATGGTATGTGTGGCTCCATTCTTTTTAGCGCACACCAAGGTTGTTGTTTCATAGCTGGTATGCATATTGCTGGGTTACCTGGGAACAATGAGCACTGTTATATGCCAATTAGTCGTGAGGATGTCGCAACAGTGATGACACGGGGCACAGATGTCGATGCAGTCCAGTGTATGGCCCAGTTGCAGATGCAAGGGAAGGCTGTTGAAGGATGTCATCCCAAGTGCAGCTTTAGATTTTGTGATTCACAACCAGGTGCTCCAGCTATATCTCACGCGACTTTAGGATCTGCTCCGCAACACACCAATCGCAACACTGCATTGATGCATGCTTCTTATAAGGGTTGGTGGGCTAAACGCACTTTGCCTGTTTTTGAAGAATATAGGGTAGTGGCTCACCGTGCTTATCTACACCTGTCAGGTTCATTGTCTTTTCATCCGCCTCGTTTGCCAAGGTTTTACGCGTGGTTACCAAAGTTTCGATTTGCTGATGTAGTGACCCAAAGCAAAGAGCTGTTGCCCGTTCCGGAGGTACAAAGACTGGCAGATATGTATCTGAATCGAATGCGGCGGTGTCCAGAGTTTATGCGACGTGTGCGTACAATTGAACCGTTGTCTGAGCATGAAACACTTCATGGAATAAAGGGATCGTTGTATGTGAAACGCATGAATTTTAAGTCCAGTGCTGGATTTCCTTATAACAAGGCTAAGGAATTTGTATTGACTTGTTATGATTCTGTCAATCGTTTTTATTGTATTCCTGATGGCGTTAAAGCCCGCATTGAGGGTATGAGGCAGCGAGGAAGAGAGAAAAAGTTCTTAGGCATATTTTTCACTGCACAAATCAAAGATGAGGCAACTAAAGAGGGAAAGTTGATTCCCCCGCAAGAATTGTGTGATGCAGAGGGCAATATTTTAAAGCCAAGTGAAGTCGATCCCCAAGTGTTACTTAGTGTCATACGCAATTCCTCTTTTGGCAAGTTGCGCGTTTTTCAAGCTGTGAATTTTGAGGCTTTATATATTATTCGCGAGCAATTTCTTGTGTTGGTATCATTGTTGCAAGAGTTTAACTTTTTGAGTTGCATTGCAGTAGGTACAAATTGCTTCGGTAAGGATTGGGATCTTCTTTATAGACACATGACTCCATCGAGCTTTTGCGATAATGATGTTTTTCGTTTTATCTGTGGGGATTTCAGCAATTATGATCAGCGTATTGGTGCTAGTTGGCTTCGCGCAGCTTGGGGAGTATTGATTGAGCTGTTGAGTGAGACCACATACTTCAAAAATTTGCCAGCTGGTGAAAAGGAAGCCCATCAAAATTTGTGGTGGTCTATAGCTGATGGTGTCGCTAATCCATTCACTTGGTTTTTCGGTGATTTGTTGCAACTTGATGGTAGTAACCCTTCAGGACATCCCCTAACAGTCATTATCAACGGCATTGTTAATTACATGTACATGGCTTACGCTTTTGCACAAATATATCCGGACAGGGCATTTGATGAATGCATCAGATTGATGACCTATGGGGACGATAACATGTTGACAGTGCGACCTGATTGTCTCGACTATAATCAAGTTTCTATCACGAGAGCTTTGGCACAGATTGGCATAATTTACACTAACTCCGATAAAAGTGCCGTACAGAAGGAATTCGAGAGTGAATTAACCTTTTTGAAAAGAACTTGGTCTGCATGTTCCTATGCGATAGAGGGTGTCACACACCATTTCTACACTTGTCCACTTGATTTTGCTTCTATTGGTAAAATGCTCTCGACTGAGTCGGCTCGCCATCCACAGCTAAGAGACATACGGATCATCAATGTTCTCACAGGTGCCATGTTTGAGCACATTCAATATGGAAGGAGAGAATATGAGCATTTTAAACGACTGTGTGACGAGTTTGTGGATGAACATGATTTGGGGAATGTCAAGACATGTGTCTTAACGAATGGTTGGCCAAATTACGATCAGTATATGTTGGCGCGGTGTGTCGACGGCAATGTTTTTGCGCATGTCGACACCGAGCTTCCCCGTTTGGGGGAGCTTGACTTTGAATAGAAGTCAAGGACCGCGGGATAAAGACCCCATCCCGCATATGGTCCTCGCGCATTGGGGCATTTGGTGGGGGTGGTGAGACAAGGCCTCTTCTCACCGATACCTCCCAACGAGGCATTTTGTTAGGGCGACGATTTAGTTTGTTCTTTGTAGTTTTCTCCTCATTGGTTCTGGTTAGAGTTGAGTTAACTACTATTATTTGGTTTTGGGTGACGTATTTTTCTTTTAGAGTGTTCTCCTCCCGGTTCTGTTAGAGTTGAGTTCACTTTTCTTTTCTTAGTGTGGGGTGATGAAGGGTTCCTGGAGCCCCTATGTGTTTAATTTTGGCGTATGTTACATGTCATGAACCAAAGAAACCCATTCTTCATAGTTTTACCGTTTCCTTTAATTACAGAACACCAAAGTTTGGAAATATTGGATGAAGAATTGAGCAACCTGGGGCAATCCCCCGAAATCCTTTTTAGGATTAGAGTGGTTCACTAATTGGAGTTCACTTCTGCTTGTATGAGTTTAACTGCAGTCGTAATTTAACTCGCCGAATCTATTGAAATTAATCAACAACAGGCTTTTATTGATGCAGATCCGTTTGATCATGCAGAGGAACCTTTTGTTCCCCCTGCTTCATCTGTCACTGAGAATGGCATGGATTTGTCTCATTTTTTTGAAAGGCCTATTCTTATTAAAACGCTAGAGTGGGACGATAACACTACATTGTTTCAGGTTGAGAACTTGTGGACACAATACTTCACTCACAAAGTTATTTGGCCAAAGTTGTTAGGATTTTCCCGCATGACTTGTAATTTGGAAGTTGAAATTCGTGTCAACGGTTCCCCTTTCCGCTTTGGAGATGTTCTAGTTTCTTATCGACCTTTGTTTCAGAGTGATGTGGACGGATACTTATCCAATTATTCAGGTGGTTATCTCACTGAGGATGGGTGTGTGTCCACGTATGTTTCTGGGTTTTCTGTTAATCCCTCTTCTAGCGCAGCTTCACTTATTGCACGTTCCCAACGACAGTCTTGTTATTTGCAAGTTGCCAAGAGCATTGGATGCAAAATGGTACTACCTTTCATTTATCCGTTCGAAGCACTTCGTGTCACCAGTCTTGCACATGATCCTGCAGTTTCTTTGTCTGTGACAAAAATGCAAGACACGACTTTTTATAAGTCTTTGGCTTCTTTAGGATCATTGACTTTTGAGAGCCTATGCACCTTGCGGAACACACAAGTCACATCTGGAGTGGGTGTCACCATTGACGTTTTTGTTAGAGCTGTTAATGTTCGAGCTTGGTTAGCATCAGGGGTTGCAGCTATGGAACCCCAAGGAAAGAAAGGCAAGGGAGAGGAAGGAATTAAACCGTCTCAGGTCACTTCTGCGATTGCTGCTGGCGCAAAGGCATTTAAAGATATACCGGTCATAGGACCCTTAGCAACTGTTGGGTCAATGGTTGCAGAGGGTGTCACCATGGTTTTACAAGCTTTTGGGTTTACTCCTATGGCTTTAAATTTAGTGACCCAGCCGGTGTCTAAAGCATTGACTTTTATTCAATCGTCTTTGTCCGCTCCACGCAATGTTGTATCTTTGTCTTTGGATCATCAGAATCAAGTTAGTATTGATCCAGGTATTGTTGGAGCTCCTCCTCAAGATGAATTGTCACTTTCTAGTTTTTGCGGTAGGTCATCAATAGCAACATTAACATATTTTGGATCCTCCTGTGTCACAAATGACACCATCTTTTTAATGCCAATTCATCCTATGCTGGGGTACAAGGATAATGGTGGTGGTACCAAGACCATTCTTTCAACCAGGTATCAGTTATTGCCCTGTGCATTTGCAGCAATGAATTTTAAATATTGGAGGGGCACTTGTGTTGTTAAATTGCATGCGATTAAAACTCAATTTCACAAAGGCAGACTCAGGGTCACTTGGGATCCAGAATTCGCTTCATCGAATGCAACGACTTATGCTGATTTTTCCACAACACATGAAGGTTATCAGCAGATGGCCACATGGGATTTGGATGCTGCCGAGTGTTTGACAGTTAAGATAGGTTTTGGTGCCCGTACAGGCAGATTATCTGTTCCTTCTGTCTCAACTATTGGGCTAACTGCTAATGCCACATGGAAATCTAACACTGAGGCTTCTTCTGGACCCATCGTGACTTCAGGGTTTGCATCAGACAATTATTTGGATTACGCCAATGGGTTTTTGCGTGTGTCAGTTCTCAATCGTTTACAAGCTTCTGATGTCACTTATCCTGTCCCCATAGTTGTTTCAGTTCATTTTGAAGATTTAGAATTGTATGATCCTGTTGATAATGGTGTCAATGCCCAGTCGCAATCCCTCGCAACTTATTCTAGTTCTGCAAATTATGATCCTTCTTCCTTTTATATGGGGTATAATGGAGTTTTGTCCACTTTAACAACCAGGAGATCTTGGCCTAACACTTATTATCCACAAGGAGGCGTTGAGAAGGACACTATGTACGAATTTCAACCTTCTACTTCTATTGGTACTTTAATTTACGAGGGTGAATTATGTGCTAGTCTAAGGGCACTTGCAGCACGTGAGACTTATTATGACACTTTATTGTATGAAGTCCCTGCCGCATATACGTGTCCAGATGCAGCTTCTTTGGATATGTATTATTCTCTTACTGTACCACCTTCTTTGATAACTACAAATTTGCCTTGGCGGCCAGGTTGCTTTGGAACTGCATCAATCCAGCGATCGAGCACTTTTGCTATAGGTTCTTCTGCACCTACGTATACAATGACTGCTAACGATGCTACTAGCCAGATTTATTCATTGTCGTTTGCACGAACTCCATTGTGTGTTTTGATTCAAGAGTGTTTTGTTGGTCAAAGAGGCTCTTTCAATTGGAAGTTTGCGCCTGGTCCAAGTTCTGGAGCAACTATCAAGTCTTTGGTAGTATCCCGTAGCAACGTTTGCGCTGATCTTTCTCGAGTTGGTTCATTTCCTAGGGCTGCAAGTGTTTCGCCTTATACGTCGACTATTACTCCTGATGCAACTAATTACGGGTTCAACTATGCTACTGAGGACAGGTCAACTTTAGTACCATTGCATTTTGATACAGGGGCTGTTACTGCCCCATCAAGGACTATTTCGAATCCTAGATCTTCTCGTGTTAACATTTCTATGAAGTTAGCCCAAATTCGTACAGTCCTAAATGCTTGGATTGGGAATTTTGCTGCTGGGGCTATTGCTGCAACCTCCTCTGAGAATTTGGTGGCGGGAATTCGTTTCCCTTATTTTTCATTGGCAAAGTTCTTGCCTGGTAGTTCCACTGGTTGGATGTCAAAATTTGGCAATGCCGAGTTGGCAAGCAGTATGAGATTGAATATCATTACAGAGGGGTCTTGGTCCGCTAGCCATCCTAGCACTCCCGAGATGAATAATACTAGTGACACATCTTGGAGGATAGCATCTGGGTTGCCACCACGACCGTACGTCTCCGTGCATGTTTCGTGCTCCACTGGAGACGATTGGTCTGTTGCCCATTTTGTTAATGTCCCGTCCTTGTTTTCAACTGTTTATCCAACATCATTGATGTCGCCAGATCAGGTTGATTGTTAATCTTTAACTTTTGTTTGTAAGTTGCATTAGTAGCGTACTCCGCTTGACACTCAAGTATACTTTGTCAGGTGTGACCATTGCCAAAAGCAGCTTACCTTTGCTTTGTTGTTCCCCCTAAACTGCTTTTATCGGGCAGTATCTTTTGCTGTTGGTAATTTGATGTGCAGGGGAGGTCTAACTCAAAAATCCGTGAGAGACTTTAAATTTGGGAGTTTGGCAGTGTCTTAGTAACTGCACCGGATAGAATCCTTGACTGTCGCCATTGGATTCTCATTTTATTTCCGCAACCTTAACACAATTGTAGTGGGCGAATGAATGCCTAGATGCCGAAAGGGTCACAATGTGTGTTTTGGTATGCGAAGACCTGTGGGAGTATTCCCACTTCCACGGGTGCGGCTGGGGCGTACCCAGCAATTTCTTAACCTCAAAAATGC